GGCGGTGGCGGCTCCGTGATTGAAATCCAGGGTAGCGCCCATTTCACAGGTACCGTGACCGCTGACGTCGACGTGATGTCGCGCAACGTCAGCCTCGTGGGCCATCCGCACCAGGCGCAAGGCGAATTCGCCGCGACCTCGAAGCCGATCCCGGGAGGCGCATGATCGGCATGAACGCCCGCACCGGCCGCGCGATCGCCGGCCAGGCCCACATCGAGCAGTCCGCCACGGACATCCTGTTCACGCCGCTCGGCACGCGCGTGATGCGCCGTGACTACGGTTCGCTGCTTCCCGACCTCATCGACGGCCCTGTCAATCCCCTGATGCGCATGCGTGTGATGGCGGCGTCCGTCATGGCGCTGGCCCGGTGGGAACCGCGCATCCAGGTCAACCAGGTGGACTTCGGTAGCACCGGTATCGACGGCGGCGCCGTGCTCGAGCTGCAGGGCGAACGCACGGACGGCCCGCGCGCCGGTACGGCCTTCTCCATGCGCCTGCCGGCGACGAACGGTCGAGGTGCGGCATGAGAACCACGCCGATCGACCTGTCGCAGCTCCCGGCCCCGGACATCGTCGACGAACTCGACTACGAAACGATCCTGGCCGAGAAGAAGGCGCGTCTCGTCTCCCTGTACCCGAGGGAACAGAAAGCCGAGATCGCGGCCGCGCTCGAGCTCGAATCCGAGCCGATGGTGAAGCTGCTGCAGGAAGCCGCATACGAAAAAATGCTGCTGCTCGCGCTCATGAACGAGAAGGCTCGCGGCCTGCTGCTCGCGTATGCGAAACGTACGACGCTCGAGCACATTGCCGCGCTGTTCGATGTCGAGCGCCTGCTGGTCTCGCCAGGCGATCCGGACAAGGGTATCGATCCGGTCTACGAGGACGACGATAGCCTGCGCGAACGCGTCCAGCTCGCGCCGCGCGGATTTTCTGTCGCCGGCCCGACCGATGCGTACGTGTTCCATGCGCGCGCCGCTGACGGGCGCGTGAAAGCAGCCACCGCCTACAGCCCGTCGCCGTGCGTAATGATCGTCACGGTCCTGTCGCGCGAGGGTGACGGCACGGCCAGCCAGGAGCTGATCGACATCGTCAAGAAGGCGCTGGAGAAGAAGCGGCCGCAGGCCGACGAAGTCATCGTGCAGAGCGCGAAGATCGTGCGGTACGCGATCCGCGCGACGCTGCGGTTCTTCGACGGCCCGGATCGCGCGGTCGCGCTCGCGGAAGCGCTAAAGAAGACGCAGCAGTTCGCCGACTCAATGCACCGCCCCGGTTCAGAGATCACGAAGGACGGCTTGTACGCGTCGATGCGCGTCGCCGGCGTCCAGAAGGTGCTGCTCGATTCGCCGGCCGAAGGCGTGCCGATCGCGATCGACCAGGCGCCGTACTGCACGGGTATCGAGCTGAAGGACGGTGGGGTGGCCGATGACTAAGTTCGCCCCCTCCCTGCTGCCGCCGAACGCGACCGCGCTTGAGCGGCGCCTGGCCGAGGCCAACGCGGACGTGCGCGACATCCCGGTCGAGATCGACACGCTGATGGACCCGGATCGGATTCCGCTGCGCTTCCTGCCCTGGCTCGCCTGGCACATGGGCGTCGACACCTGGCGCGATGAATGGCCCGAGCAGGTGAAGCGCGCCCGCGTGAAAGCCGCAATCCGCATTGCTCGCAAGAAGGGCACAGCGGACGCCGTGCGTGACGTCTGCGCGTCGTTCGGCGCGAACGTGATGATGCGCGAGTGGTTCGAGATGAAGCCGCGCGGCGTACCAGGCACGTTCGAGATCGTGATGACGGTCGGCAGCCGTGACGGTGCGCCGGCCACCGCGCAGTACGTCAACGACATCCGGGCCGAGGTCGATCGCGCGAAGCGCGGGACCGCCCACTACACCTTCACGCAGGGCTTCAGCATGACCGGCTCGATCGGCGTCGCGTGCGGCATGCGCGCGGCCGTCTATCGCCGCCTCTCTCTCACGGACTAACGAACATGGCTGGAAACCTCATCTACATCACGGACGCCGGCCGCGCCGCACTGGTGGCGCCCGGCAACACCGGGACCACTGCGCGCGAGGTCACGCAGATTGGCCTCGCCACAGCGACGTTCGTGTTCAAGCCGGAAATGATCGCGCTGCCGAACGAGCTGAAGCGCATCACGACGTTCGGCGGCGATACCGTCGCGAAGGACACGATTCACATCGTGATCCAGGACGACAGCGCGGACCAGTACACGCTGTATGGCTTCGGGCTGTATCTGGACAACGGCGTGCTGTTCGGCGTCTACGTGCAGAACGATCCGATCCTCGAAAAAGCGCCGGCGTCTATGCTGCTGCTGGCCGCCGATACCGTGTTCGCCTCGATCGATGTGTCGAAGCTGGTATTCGGACCGACGTCGTTCCTCAATCCGCCGGCGACCACCGAGCGTAAGGGCGTCGTCGAGCTGGCGACGCAGGCAGAGGTCGACGCCGGCGCTGATGACACGCGTGCCGTGACGCCGAAGACCGCAGCCGCGCGGTATGCGCCGCTCGCCAGCCCCGCAATCACCGGTTCGGCGACCATCACGTCCGCGCCTGGCGATGCCGATGCGCAGCTCGCAATCAAGGGGCAGGCCGGCGCACTGAACCGGGAAGCGAAGTTGCGCCTCTACGGCACCTTTGGCTCGGCGAACATCGACACCAGTACTCGCCTCATCGCATCCATCCGCGCGGCATTTACTGGCGGCGCCTGGGGCCGGGAATCGGTCGGGTTCTGGATCAACGATGGCACGGCGAACGACACCGCGAGCGACGCGAAGCAAAAGCGCGTGATGAATCTGACGGCGACAGGGGTTCAGATCGACGGCGGCTTGAACACGACCGCACGGCCGACATGGGCCGGTGCGACGCCGTGGGACAGCGCGAACGTCACGCCGCTCGACAAGAACGCCGGAGGCCAAGTCAACGCAACCGTGACGCTGTACGGAGCCGGCGACTACGGATCGCAGCTCGTCTTTAACTCGAACGGGTATACACCGCGGGTTCAGGTGCAGGCGTCGAAGGCGACGTGGATGGTAACGAACGGCACGAATACGGCCGCGAACCTATCGGTCACCGATGGCGGCACGGTCATCGCACGCGGCGAGTTGAAGGCCGGTGGCGGTACGTCGCTGGTCGCGCCGGACGGAAACCTGAACGGGAGCCAGTGGGGCGGATGGCTCTCTAACTTCCTGCCGAACAATTACGTCAACCGCGCCGGGAGCACGATGTGGGGCCGCCTGTCACTCATGCGTGAAGGATGGCAAGCCGATATCGGGCTGCGCAACAACCGGCCCGGTTTCGATTCGTGGACTTATCTGCGTGCTCGCGACAACGGCGGCGTCGAAGTCATCAACTCGGCCTACAACTCGGTGACGTGGGGCGTCGACGACTGGGGCACGATGTACATGCGCGGCCAGCAGATCCTCAATACGGACGGCAATCTGTTCTGCTCGTATCGCGGCGCGTGGATGAACACCATCCTCGACGACCTGTACAACCGCGACAACTCGAAGGCCAACGCCGGCGCACGGGTGCAGTGGGATTCCGGCGTGAACAATTTCGGCACCATCGATCGCCTCAACGGCGCACTGCCCGCACCGTGGGTCGTGTGCGGCCTGAGCGGTCCGGGCAACGGCACAGCCAACGCGATCGTTGTCTACGGCGTAGTTTTGAGGAACCAATGACGAACACGGACACCACGCTCCACGTCGAGCAAGCCGCTTTCATTCTCGCGAAGAAATTCCCGAACCTGGTGCGCTGCCGTGATTACTGGGTCGCGCACCCGGTACACAAGCAAACGCTCGAGCAGATCAAGACGGCGTGGGTGCCGATCTGGCTGCCGGCCGACATCCCACAGCCGACACCGGCCGACCTGCTCGCGTGGTGGCCCGAGTTCGAAGCGGAATACGCGCTCATCGAAGCATCGGAAAACGTCCGCCGACAGCGCGACACGCTGCTCGCCGAAGTCGACCCGCTCGTCGAGCGCGCGGCGGATGCTGGCGACGCCGATCGGGAAGTGGCACTTCGGCGCTATCGCGCTGCGCTACGCGACGTGCCGCAGCAGGTCGGCTTTCCGCTCGACGTCGTCTGGCCGCAGTTTCCCGCGTAGTCGCCCAGGGCCGAATCACCGCAAACCGCAGTCCCGTTTCACTTTTTTTATTTTCAGGAATCGAATATGGCAATCAAGAAAGCGGTCGTTCTCGAATCGACCGGCGCGCAGGCGTCCTATCACGTTGTCAGTAACGTCTCGATCGACGCCGCGTCGAAGTTCACGAGCGGCACGATCCAGAGCTACGTGTCGGAAGCGACGTTCAAGGCGGGGAAACAGCCGCTGCAGGGCGGCGTAACGATTTTCGTGTCGGGCATGCCGGAAGCCAACGAAGGGGCGTTCGCGTATATCCAGCGACGACTGGTGGAACCGAAGCCCGAGGGTGACTCCGCGAATGCTGACGGGTCGATGATGTACGGCTCAACCGACCGCTACATGCTCGCCGGCGGCGAATACGTCGCGTAACACGAGGCAGGAAGGAAAGGACGCGGCGACGTGCGCGATGGTGGAACATCGCGCACGCCCCGCACCCGCAGAATACGCCTGCAGGATTGGCCAGGGCCGCGACACCTCTCGAGAGGCGCCGGCATCCTAGCACAGGCAGGAATCACCCCATGCAGGACATCCGATGCGGAAGCTGTAACCGCAAACTCGGCGCCGGCGAATACGTCCGGCTCTCCATCAAATGCCCGCGTTGCGGCGCAATGAATATTCTGAGGGCCGCGAGCCCCCTACCCGCAGGCCATCGAG